ACTACGGTATAACAAATGTTAAAAAAATCGACACCCCATCTCCGCGGTGGGAAGATGGTAATGCTCATTCGTACGGACTGTGGGCGACAGTACCAGACACAGGAGTTAAGGTCCTTGTTGTTTTCTCAAATGGTGAACGCGATAAGTGTTATTACATAGGCTTTATTCCAGAACCACAAATGAATCAAATGGTTCCAGCTATTGGTGCTAAGGAAGATGTCCACTTTAACGATAACCCCGCTCAAGAAGAAAAGTTTGCTCATGCAGCACGAAAACCAGTAGTTGAAATGGATAAGCAACGAGCATCGATGGATGACGGCGAGTTCGGCAAAATACCTAAACCAATCCACTCAGTAGTGGCAAGCCAAATGTGGCAGCAAGGTATTATAATAGATCCGTTTCGCGGCCCTATATCATCAAGTGCTCAGAGAGAAAGCCCAAGTTATGTTTATGGCATCAGCACACCAGGTCGCCCAATATATACGGCAGGCATGTTCGACCACGAAGTAAAAGACTTAGTTGAGTCTGGTGCAGTAACAGATACCAGCATAGTAGGTAGACGCGGCGGCCATACATTTGTTATGGATGACGGCGATGTCAACGGCGACAACAATTTAGTGCGTATTCGTACATCACACGGCCATCAAATTACAATGACAGACGACGGTAGGTCTATATACATAGTACATGCTAACGGTAACTCGTGGTGGGAATTAGGTGCTGAAGGCACAATTGATATGTATGCTGCAAATAGTATTAACATGCGAAGCGGCGGTGAAGTTAATATACATGCTGATACGAATGTTAACATTGATGCGCTTGGAAGTGTTAATTTACACGGCAAGAAAAGAATTGCAATTGAATCCGACGATGCGTTAGATTTAACTGGATTAAAGAGTTTAACAGCATATAGCAAGACTAAACTTGGCATTAAGAGTGATGGTACAATAGCAACAGACGCAGGCGGTTCAGCATCATTCAAGTCAGGTGGTCACACAGAAATTAAAGGATCAACAATTGGATTAAACGATGGTGGCGCTGCATCAGTAACAATACCAACTGCGATACCGCTTGTTAGTTTCCCAGACGCAACTAAAAACGATATTGAAGGTTGGAAGTTAGTTCCAGATAAGTTTAAGAGTATTGTTACCCGCGCACCAACACACGAACCGTGGGATGCACACAACAAAGGAATCTCAGACGTTAAACCGTTTGACAAATCGTAAGGTGATTTATGACTTGTGAAATTGAAATTAAAGATCTAGTTGCAGAATTAGCAAAGCCGAGTGTAATTACCCCAGTACTGGGTTTATCATTTGACGAGACTGCTGGCGTATTAACCGGTATACTAAAAAGCGTAGACCAAGCGTCAGATGTAATTAGTGAAAAAGGTTTAGGCTCGTACGGATTAAGTCTTCAAGATTTACAAAAAACGGGTGTTGTTAAGAAAGGCCTTGGCGCATCAATTGATCCAGCAGACCTTGCTGCAATTCTGTCTGATCCGTCAGTATTTACAGGTAAACACGGTGTAAATAATGTTGACAATATATTAGCAAACGAAGCTTTGCAACAAGAGCTGATAAACGAAGTAGTATCAAAGAACATGTGCGACATGCGATCCCAGGGGGTTATAACTGGCCTTGAATCAGTAAGCGAATTGGCTGCCCTTGCTGGCATGGCTGCAAAGTTTTCAATATCGGATATTAAAGGTAAACTTGCCGGCACCATATCTGATTTATTAAATTCAGCAATGGACAAGCTGGGCGGGCTGGCTGCATTTGGCGCAGTGTTAGCCGTTGCTAAACAAGCAGACATATTAGGTAAATTAAAAGGACTTGGCCGAGCAGTTGTTAGTTTACCAGAACTTGCAGCAGACACTATTGACACAGCTGATATTTTCGATAATGTTGATAAACTAATAGGAAGTGTTCGTATTCCTAAGGCGTCTGACATAGCCGCAGGTGTAACAGATTCGTTATCTGTATTAGGCGTTGCCGGCATAGGAGCCACAGCACAGAGTCTGTTAGCCGATCTAAGTGATCCAGCAGATGTTTTAAACGCCGTAACGGATGCAACTAAGAAGTTGCCGTTAGGTCCAGGAGATTATTCATCATGCTAAATTTTAAAGGTTTTAGCACCATAGACAAAAATAAAAAATTCACAATGACAGATCGTGATCTTATTAAGCGCGATTTACTTAATGCGTTATTAATTCGTGCTGGAACATTGCCGGGCCGTCCGGAGGTTGGCACTAGAGTTTGGGATTATCTGTTTGATCCAAACGATTCACTAACAACTAATAAGATAGAAAATGAGATACGTCGTATCATAGCTTTAGATTTGCGTATAGATTTACACGATATTGTAATTACAAGCGCGGTTAACACTATTAGCGTACATGTGTCAGTAAGTCTTTTACCGGCACAGAGTGCAGAAGAATTCTTCATAACCTTCCTACAGGATACACAAACAGCCACAATTGCTTAACTCTTAAAGTACGCCGTTTATACTTCTCCATAAATATACGAAACATTTAAAGAGAATTATAATATGGCAAAGACCTCTAGACAAACGGCAATATTCGGAACTGAAGATTGGAAGCGTATATACAAGACTTACGAAGAAGCTGACCTTCAAAGTTATAACTTTGAAACAATTCGTAAGACATTCGTAGATTACTTACGTCAACACCATCCAGAAACGTTTAACGATTACACTGAAAGTTCAGAATACATCGCATTGCTTGATTTAATGGCATTTATGGGACAATCATTAGCATTCCGCAATGATTTAAACACACGTGAAAACTTCTTAGACACTGCTGAAAGACGCGATAGTGTTAACAATCTTGCTTCGTTAGTTGGATACACTCCAAAACGCAACGAAGCCGGCCGCGGATACTTAAAAGTACTAGCTGCTTCAACTACAGAAAACATCACCGACTATAATAGGAACAATCTTGGTAATATTGCTATTCGCTGGAACGATAAAACAAACGATGATTGGCAGGAACAATTTTCAACTGTTATAAATGCGGCATTAATTGATTCTCAAAAAATTGGACAACCTGGTCGTACAGCAAATATTGTTGGTATTAGAACAGACGAATACGAAATTAACATGGTAGATGGCTTCTTGCCAGTCGTACCATTTTCAGCAACGGTTGATGGGTTTGTAATGGACTTTGAAATTGTTAATGGAACATCAATCGGCCGTGATAGCATTTACGAGCCAGCACCAAGTGCAAATGCCCAGCTTAACGTATTATACAGAAATGATAACCAGGGATTTGCAAGTCCAAACACGGGATACTTTTTCTACTTTAAACAAGGAGCACTCCGCACACAAGATTTTACTTTAAGTGAGCGTATCGCAAACAGAACAGTTGATATTGATGTTCCGGGTATTAACAATGATGATGTTTGGTTATTTAAAACTGATACAACTAACAACACCGGCATTGAAGAATGGACGGAAGTCGGCAACGTATATACTTCGAATAATACACAACTAGCGGTTGATGATCGTAAGTTTTTTAGTGTTACGAGTAGAGTAGACGATCAAGTTACATTTAACTTTGGCGATGGCGTCTTTAGTGATATACCTGTAGGTGATTTCCGTTCTTACATACGCGAAAGCAACGGCTTAGAATATATTATTAATCCAGAAGAAATTCAAAATATTGATGTTAACATAAGTTACATTAGCAAAGCCGGACGTGACGAAACACTTACTCTTACTATCGGATTAACACAACCTGTTTCAAATGCAAAAGAGCAAGAAACAATTGCTGATATCAAGCGTAGAGCGCCAGCGCGTTTTTACACACAAAACAGAATGGTTAATGGCGAAGACTATAATAACTTCCCTTATACAGCTCACAGTAGCATTACAAAAAGTAAAGCAATTAACAGAACAAACATTGGCGCGAGTCGTTACTTAGACTTAGTCGACCCAACCGGCAAATATTCAAGCATTAATGCATACGCTAGTGATGGCTTAATTTATAAAGACACTAATCTAAAATCATTTAACTTTACATTCAATGATAAAAATGATATCGACTCAGTCTTTAGAAATCAAGTTGAGCCATTATTAGGTGAACGTGCTACAATACAGTTTTACTATGAAAACTTTAACCGTGTTACACTACCGCCAGCTAGTGGAGTTACACGTATAAGTTGGCAACAGAACACAACAATAACAAACGAGACGTCTGGGTATTTTAAAAATTCAGAAGGCAATGCACTAGCAATTGGTCCATTTGTTAATGACAACAGACAGTACCTGTTGCCGCAGGCTTTAGTTAAATTTGTTGCTCCTGAAGGACAACACTTCGACAAACACAATAGATTGGCGCCAGGCTCAGCATTATCCGCAGGCGATAAAATTGAAATATGGACTACAATTACAAGTGTTGAAAACGAAGGTACATTTGGCGGCTCAGCAGCGCCGGGTGATGCAGTTGGTCCAGTTAAATTAACTAATTTTGTTCCGACAGGTGCAGAAGCAGAAGAAATTATACCATTGTTTAATTCAGACTTACCAGTTGCAATTGAACAAGAAATGTTAACACAAGTAGAATTATTACGTCCGTTTGGAATTGGGTTTGATCATATACTTAATACGTGGTACGTTATTACCGAAGCAAATCTTAATAAGAATGATGGCTTCAGTCTGTCAAATGCCCAATCAACTGCAAATGCTGAATTGGATGAGAGTTGGATGGTTAGGTTTATTTCAACACCTGCAGGTTATACTGTCTCTGGAAGAGCATTGAACTATTTCTTTTCAAGTATAGTTGAAACAAGATTCTTTTATGATAACAGT